GGACGTTGAAATGAACCTCGCTACCGGCGTCAAGTCCGGTGAGCCCATGGACGAGACTGAAGTTCAAGCCATTGTTGCGGCTGAACTTGTTGACGCTACCAATTTCATTGATTTGGAGATTGGCAATCTTCGCGCCCGCGCCACGGAATATTATTTTGGCGATCCATTTGGCGATGAAGAAGAGGGGCGCAGCCAGGTTGTATCGATGGATGTGCGCGACACAGTGCAGGCCATTTTACCGAGCCTCATGCGCATTTTCTTTTCATCAGAGAACGTTGTGCAGTATGTGCCGCGCAGCATGGAAGATGCGCCGATGGCAGAGCAAGCCACGGACTATGTGCGCTATATCCTGAACGAAGACAACAATGGCTTTGTGCTGTTTCACTCCATCTTCAAAGATGCCTTGGTGCGCAAGACAGGCGTTTGCAAGTGGTGGGTTGATGAGCACATTGAAATTAAAAATGAAAATTACACGGGTCTTGATGACGCGCAGCTATCGTTGATTCTTGGTCAAGAAGGCGTTGAGATGGTTGACTTAATGTCTACCGAAGACCCTTCAGCACCGCCGCCCGTGATTGATCCGTTGACCGGCCAGCAACTGACGCCAACCGTGATGATTCACGACGTAACGGTGAGCCGCAAAGTCATCACTAAGCGTTTCCGTGTCGAAAGCCTGGCGCCTGAAGAGTTTATCGTTGACCGTAGAGCGCGGACGCTCGAAGACGCAGACATTGTGGCGCACAGGAAACTTGCAACCGTGTCTGAGCTTGTTGCCATGGGTTATGACCAGGAGTTGGTCGAGTCCAATACAGGCGAAGACGAACTCGACACAAACATTGAGCGCATTGCGCGTAATCCTGCACAAATGATGTTTGGCGAGTCAGCCAACAATCCTGCGCAACGCCGTGTGCTTTACACCGAATCCTATATCCGCATGGACATGAACGGTGATGGCGTGGCGGAACTTCGCAAGATTTGCACCATGGGCCCGTCTTATAAGATCGTCGCCAACGATCCGGCGGATGATGTGCCTTTTGCTTATTTCTGCCCTGATCCTGAGCCGCATACGCTTTTTGGCATGTCAACGGCTGACGTAACCATGGACATTCAGCGCATTAAGTCAGTCATTCTGCGCAACATGCTTGATTCATTGGCGCAATCCATTCATCCGCGCACAGGCGTGGTTGAAGGCCAAGTCAATCTTGACGATGTATTGAATAACGAAAACGGCGCCATTATCAGAATGCGTGCGCCTGGTATGGTTCAGCCGTTCACCACACCGTTCGTTGGCGGTCAGGCATTTCCGATGATGGAATACATGGACCAGGTGAAAGAAGCACGCACTGGCATGTCCAAAGCCTCCATGGGCCTTAACGCCGACGCGCTGCAATCGACAACTAAGCTGGCGGTACAAGCTACCGTTCAGGCCGCGCAGCAACATATTGAATTGATCGCTCGCGTGTTTTCTGAAATCGGCATGAAGCGTTTATTCAAAGGTTTGTTGCGTTTGATTACGCAACATCAGGACAAGCCACGCGTCATTCGTTTGCGCAATCAGTGGGTCCAAGTTGATCCGCGTGGTTGGGATGCCTCGATGGATGTAAGCGTGAATGTTGGTCTTGGCACTGGCGGCATTGATGAAAAGATTCAATTCTTGCAAGCCATTGCCGGCAAGCAAGAGCAGTTGCTTCAAACGCTTGGCACCAACAATCCGATTGTGACGGTTGGTCAATACGCTAACACGTTAGCCAAACTGGTTGAGATGGCGGGGTACAAGGATTCGACGCAATTCTTCAATCAATTGCCGATGGACTTTTCTCCGCCACCGCAACAACCGCAACCCGATCCCACGCAAGCCTTGGCGCAAGTTCAGATTCAATCGATTCAGGCTGACATTCAAAAGAAAGCCGCCGAACTTGCCCTTGAGCGCGAGAAGATGATTCGCGCTGATGATCGTGAGCGTGATCGCATTGCGCAAGATGGCATTTTGAAGCGCCAAGAGATGGAACTTAAGTATCAAGTAGACTTGGCTGCAACGCAAGCCGAAATCGATGCCAAAGTAGCAATGGATCGTGAGCGTTTGCAGATGCAAGCTATTAACCAAGCCCAACAAGCCGTGACAGCGGCACAACCCATGCAATGACTAACGACGAAAAAATAAGACGCGCACAGGAAGCTGAACGAATTTTGAATTCCACGCTTTATCAGGAAGCGTGGCAAAGCATTAGAGAATCATTGTTTGAAGAGTGGACCGCTTCGCAGGATGCGAAGCACCGCGAAATGATTTTTCATGACTTCAAAGCCATGGAACGTCTTCAAACCTACTTTGGAAGCGTGATAACTGACGGTACGTTGACCCGTATGGCGGCTGATCGCCAACGGAAACTGACCAAATCTTGATGGAGCGCATGAAATGAGTGACAATTTAGCAACCGTTGAAAGCGAAAGCACAGCGGGGATGACGGTGGCGCAAGCCGCCAAAGCCTTTGAGTCGATGTTTGCCGAACCCGGAGAACAAACAGAAGCCCAGGCGCAAACGGATGAAGCGCAAGCCGAATCCGATGATGTTGGCGATGTAGAAACAGACGCGGAAGAGCAAGGCGAAGGGTCCGAAGACGTTGAAGCATCGAGCGAGTCAGACGAAGACGCTCAAGAGCAAGAGCAATCCAATGAGCCACCAAAGTTCACCGTCAAGATTGATGGCAAAGAACAAGAGGTTGAACTCAATGAGTTGATCAATGGCTACCAGCGAACGGCTGACTACACACGCAAAACGCAAGCATTGGCTGAACAGCGCAAGGCCGCTGAAGCCGAGCTGAACGCGGTGCGTGAAGAGCGGCAAACTTACGCTCAGTTGCTTACGGCGTTGCAATCGCAACTCCAGCAGCAACAAGAAAACCCGATTGATATGGAGAGTCTATACAGGGACGATCCGATTGAATGGGTACGGCAAACCGAGCTGCAACGTCAGCGCAACGAGAAATTGGCGGCATCGCAAGCCGAACTCCAGCGCTTAAACCAATTGCAGCAAGCTGAATCGCAACGCGCCATGAAAGCAAGGCTTGAGCAAGAAGCGCAACTTCTTGTGGAGGCTATTCCAGAATGGAAAAACGCTGACACGGCAAAAGCTGAAAAAGCCGCGTTGATTGAATTTGGATTGAAGGAAGGTTTTCAGGAAGACGATTTGAAGGGCGTGGCTGATCACCGCGTTGTCAAGTTGCTTCGTAAAGCCATGTTGTACGACAAGATCACGGCGAAGCAGGCAACAATTAAGCCTAAACCGCCTGTTGTGCAGCAATCGAAAACCATTGCGCCTGGCAATCCAAAATCAGCTAAGGTTTCCACGAGCGAAGTAGTCCGGGCCAAACAGCGCCTTGCAAAAACCGGCAACGTTCGTGACGCTGCCAAACTGTTTGAACATCTTATCTAAAGGAAACCCAAATGACTATTGCATCAAACACCTTCCTTACTTACTCTGCAAAGGGTATTCGTGAGGACTTGAGCAATCAGATTTACAACATCAGTCCTGAAACCACACCGTTCATGAACAACATTGGACGCGGTACGGCAAGCAACACGCTGTTCCAGTGGCAGACAGACACGTTGGCGGACAACACGACCGCAAACGCGCAACTGCAAGGTGATGACATTTCGACGTATGACGCTGTAACGCCAACCGTTCAACTGACCAATTACACGCAGATCAGCCGTAAGACTGTGGTGATCTCCGGTACGGTTGAGGCTGTCAACAAAGCAGGCCGCAAGTCAGAATTGGCCTACCAGTTGGCAAAGCGTGCGGCTGAGTTGAAGCGCGACATGGAAACCATCATGCTGGCTAACCAAGCCGCATCCGCTGGTGACTCGACAACGGCCCAAAAGACCGGATCGTTGCTTGCGTTCATCAAAACCAACACCGACAAGGGTACGAACGGTGCTGATCCTTCTTACACTACGCTGCCCAACGATGATCGCAGCGATGGCGTAACCCGCGCATTCACTGAAACCATTCTCAAGAATGTGCTTCAGAAAGTGTGGGAACAGGGCGGCGATCCTTCGATTGTGATGGTTGGCGCCAAAAACAAGCAAGTTGTTTCTGGCTTCAACGGTATCGCAACGCGCTATCGTGATGTGCCTGCTGGCAAGCAAGCGCAGATCATTGGCGCGGCTGATGTGTATGTTGGTGACTTTGGACAAGTCAACATTGTTCCTAACCGTTTCCAGCGTGATCGTGACGCGTTTGTGCTGTCACCTGATTACGCCGGTGTGCATTTCCTTCGTCCGTTCCAGCAAGTTGAACTTGCAACAACGGGCGATGCTGAAAAGCGCTTGCTCCTTGCTGAATATGGCCTTGCCATTTACAACGAGAAGGCACACGGTTTGGCGGCTGACCTTTCGACCTAACCAGCAACAAGGAACGGGGGCGGAAACGCTCCCGTTTTTACATGGAATCAAAACTTTTTGAGCATGATCCACTTCTTGGCCTAACGCGCATTTGGCATTACGACGAGGCTACAGACACAGCGGTGATTGAAACAATCCAAGACGCAACACCCATCGTTGAAACCAATAAGGCACAGTTTGCATCCATCGACGAACGCGCAAAGTGGAACGGTGATGGTCTTGGCGTACATGTCGCATCCATCCCCATGAATATTTACATGGACTTGGTGAGTAAGGGCATCACGCGAACAGAAAAAGATTTTAAGAAGTGGCTTAATGATCCCGACAACCGATTTTTCAGGACTCGACCAGGAAGGGTGTGATGGAAAACAAACGATTGATTAGTGTGTGCGTCCCTGCGAGGGACGAAGTGCATTCAGACTTTGCATTTGACCTTGTAAACGCTGTGGCGTTTCATGTGGCTCATCATCCGCATGACGTGGTAAACGTCAACATTTCCAAAGGTACGCTGCTTGTAAGCCAGCGTTCAGAATTGGTGATGACCGCCATGGAAAACAACGCTGACGTGGTGCTGTTTATTGATAGCGATATGCGTTTTCCGCAAGACACCATCAAGCAATTGCTTGACCGTGACTTGTTAGTGGTTGCCGCCAACTGCCCGCGCAGGCGAATGCCAGTGGGGCCAACGGCTGCAAACTATGATCCAGAAACGCAGCGCAAAGTTCCCGTTTACACAGGTGAGCACGACACGGGTGTTGAACAAGTCGATGCTGTAGGCACTGGCATCATGATGGTTGATACGAACGTTTTTCGCGCCATCGAAATGCCTTGGTTCGATTTTC